ATACATTTTAATTTTGTTTGACGAGTTACATGCTTAGGACAAGCATTATTAATAGCAGTTGACCATAATAACCAATTAATTATGGAACCAATAACTGAAGTATATGGGTGACCAGACGCTATCCCTTTTGAAATTTTATATATTAATTTACTTTCAGGTAATACAATGTTCTTATATAACATTGAACAACAACACCATAAAAAGTATCTATCATATACATCACCATCAGGATAGCATGACCTAATCAGTCCAAAAGCAGTAACTATTAATTCTTTATAACAGTGATTGTCAAATTGAGACCAATCTGCATCAATAACACCAAATTCCTTAGTTTCCTTAATATCATCATAAAACTCATGAAACTTACGGTCCTCCATTGATCTACCAATCATGATGGAGCCACTTCTTAGTCTAGATAAACGATTAGTAAAAGGTTGAAGTGCACAATTACCAATTAATTTAACGATATCTTCACACATTAAAACAAGTCTTGTACGTGTCTGTTTATTAACTGAGAGATCAATCCTTTTCTCTCTACCGGCAACAGCCCATAAAGAATTATCAGGTAAAAACTTATCTACGATACATTGTTTAAAGACTTGTTGTGCAATATTCTTAGTAAACTTAGTTGACTTATTCATAGTACGCCCAAATAATTTTGAAGTCATAATACCAGAATAAGCTTTTGGGTTAATTCGAACATTATTTATGTTTTTAGCTGAAAAGTGTCCCATCTTAGGTAAATGTAAATCAATATACCCCCTAGCTTTAATACTATCAATTAATTCGTCATATGAAAATTTACTTTTAGGTTCAGTAGACATAATCGCTAAGTTTTCATGGTTATATTCCCATGAGCCAGGATAAGTTGCTTTAATTCCGCAATATTTAATTATATCTGGACGAGTAGATATAAAATTTCCAAAACGGGATTCATTATAAACAATTTTCCCATTATATCTAGGGATACTTCCATTAAACTTACCAATTAATCTAGAATTCTTACCAACAGGAATAGG